TTTTACAGGCGCAGGTGGCGCAGGTGGTAGTGGTGGTGGTGGCGCAGGTGGCGCTTCATCAAACTCAGCAACACCGGCAGGTGGAACGGCTGGAACTGCTAACACTGGCGGCGGAGGTGGTGGTGGTGGCGGGGGAAATGGTGGCGGCGGCGCTTTTGGCGCAGGCGGCTCAGGCTATGTCGTAGTGGTAATCGGTTAAGAGAAAAGGAAAAAATATAATGGCACATTTCGTAAAAGTAAATTTAGACAATGTTGTTGAGACAGTAACAGTCATATCTAACTGCGCTATTGGTTCGTGCATTGGACCGGAGCATTGGGATTATCAAGAGGAACTCCATAAGGACCACGACAAGGGAATTGATTTTCCAGAGTCAGAAGCACTTGGCCAAGCAGTCCTAGCCGAGTCAGGTTTTGATGGTAAGTGGCTTCAAACTTCCTTCAATGGCAAGTTTCGTGGGCGCTTTGCTGGCGCTGGTATGACTTATGACCCAACTAAGGATGAGTTTGTTGTTCCAGTTGCTGAAGTAACACCAGCAGAACCAACAGCATAATCAACATATAGAAGTACAACCCACCCTACGGGGTGGGTTTTTTATTGGAACCAACTTAAGGAGTAGGCGTGACAGACGGATTCAAGCACATAGCAGAACGTCCAGTTGACCCAGTAGGTCAGCCATCTAGTTCAGGTTCTACTTATATCAACACTAGCAACCAATACGATGTAGCAGTTGCTGGCTTACCATTCTTTCTTGGCCCATCTCAAACATACCCATACAAGCGTGAGACGGCGCAGTACCGCAAGCAACAGATTGACCAGCAGAAGGAACCAGGTGAGCAGACACTCACTGGATGGTGGCTTCGTAGCCAATCCTCATTTCATTATGGCGCAGGCATTCGCTATGAAGAGCCTATCCAAGGGCCTGAAGTTGGCATGCGCTATAACAAATCTGCAGGCGTAGATGTATTTAATATCGGCAAGGTGACACTTCTTCCTGACACTACAAAGAATGCAGACATTACTGTAGCCAGTGGCAATGCACCTATCGTTGTTGGTGGAACAGATACTGCTGGTAACGACGTAGTATTTACTGCTAGTGATGCAACGCTTTACCGCACAACAGCAGCAGGAGTAACTACCACTGTAACATGGGGTGGCTCGGGAACCATCTTAGCCCTAGCCCAAGATGGTGTTAACTACTATGCCGCTAACGCTACTGGTATCTACAAAGGTACTCTTGCCGGTGGTTCAGGTTCATCTATATTTACACACCCAACATCAGTTGGAACTGTAACAAATGTAACTATGGGTTGGGTTAAACAACGCCTTATTGCTGGTATCAATAACTATGTTTTTGAAATAACCCCCATCACTTCTTATACAGTAAATGCTGGTGAATTAAAAGGTAACGTAGCAACGCTTGTAACATCTGCTGCACATAACTTTTCAGTTGGTTCTCAAATAACTATTGCCTCTCTTGGTGCTCCTTTTAATGGTACGTTTTCAGTAAGCGCAGTTCCATCAACAACTCAATTTTCCTACTACCATAATTATACAGACCAGCAATTTGCTACTGGTCTTACAGGTACAGCAGTACTTGCATCCAACAATACCCTTCCAATTTATGCCCACCCAAATCTTACATGGAAGTGGACTGGTATATGTGAAGGACCGAACGCTATCTATGTAGCAGGCTACGCTGGAGACTCATCAACCGTGTATCGTCTTTCCCTTGATACAAACGGTGCGGTCCCACTTCTTACCAAAGCAGTTACTGCTGCAGATATGCCAAAGGGTGAATTGATTCATGCTATTGGTTCATATATCGGCAAGTACATGGTATTTGGTACAAACAAAGGTATCCGTGTAGGCACCATTGACACATCAGGTTTTGTATCATCTGGTTACATTACTTACGGTCCATTGACTGTTATCACCAATGGCTATAACCCAGCCATAGATGCTGTTCTTAATGGAGCACCATGTAAATCTATTACATTCAATGACCGTTATGCCTACTGTACGGTAACAAACTACATTGACAAAAATGGTAACGGCACAACGCTCAACTCTGGCTTAATAAAGATTGACTTAAGCCGAGAGATTGCACCTAACCAAATGGCTTACGCCACACACCTTCAGGTTTCTTCAACAGCAGAAGCATCATCTGTATGCATCATTGGTTCAACAAACAAACTGGCTATTGGCGTTAAGGGTGTCGGAGTTTATACACAAGCATCCACTCTTATTACATCTGGTTATTTACAAACAGGACAGATTCGTTTCTTCACCCTAGAAGATAAGCACTTTGAGTTAGTTAAACTACGCCAGACTTTGCCAATGAAGGGCACTCTCAAACTTACAGTAGTTAACTCAGATAACACAACTGCAGATATCATCACCGTAGATAATTCATTTGATTTCACCCAAGACATTACAGGTATGGATACTCAAGATGTTTACCCAAAGGAATCTATTGCTCTACGCTTTACGCTGAACTCATCGGCAAGTCAAGCAGTGGGTACTGAAGATTCATTCAATGGCTATCAACTTAAGGCTCTGCCAGCAGTCAAGCGTCAGCGCATATTGACACTGCCACTTCTTTGCTATGACTTTGAAGGTGATAGATACAACATGACTACTGGCTATGAAGGCCGCGCATCTGAACGTATCCAAGGCCTTGAGGCTATTGAATCAAACGGAGATGTTGTAGTACTTCAAGACTTTACCAATAGCGAAACAGTACGTGGCGTTATTGAAAGCATTACTTTTATTCGCATGACTCCACCAGAACGTCGTTTCACAGGGTTTGGCGGAATGATTCTCTGCCAGTTCCGCACAATCTAACTACTCACACAGAACGGGAAACCGCGCAATGTCTCCAGATACAGCCACCATCGTCTACTCATACTTCTTTGTAGGGGCAGCCCTGCTTGCAGGCATGGCAATGATAGCAAGGCACACTATCGGCAAATATACAGAAGAACTTAAGGACAAGTTAAATCGCATTGAGTATGCGCTATACAACGATGGGCACACTGGCCTTATCAACAAGGTTGACCAATTGATTGAGAATCAAAACCTTATCAAGATAGATGTAGAAGTAATGAAGGCAAAGGCAGAGCAGTGACACAAGCAGCAGACTTTGTAGCCAAGGCTAGAACCCAAGTGGGTGTAGTTGAAATACCAGATAACAAGACTATCTATGGCAAGTTTACTGGGCATGATGGCCAGGCTTGGTGTGGTTCTTTTGTCATGTGGTGCGCAGCACAGATAGGTTTCAAGGCTATGCCTAATTGCGTCTATACGCCTGCTGGAGCCGCTGTATTCCAGGGGCAGGGCAAATGGTCTAACCATGAGACTTCCAAGCCACAGCCAGGCGATATCGTATTCTTTTCCTTTGACGGTAAAGGCATTGAGCATGTGGGTATCGTGGTCAAAGACAATGGCGATGGAACCATCACAACTGTAGAAGGCAATACTAGCCCAGATGCCAAGCCTACTGGTAGCCAAGCAAACGGTGGAGAGGTAGCACTTAAGACACGAGCCTTTCAGGCTAGTAACAAGCGTCACATGCCAGTCTTCGTGGTAGGATTTGGAAGTCCAAAGTGGACATCTTAAGGAGATAAACTCATGGCACAAAATAAATACTTAGTCAACATACCGCCAAAGGTATGGACAGTATTGGCAGCATGGTTCCATGTACTTGTCGGAGGTATCCTCACCGAGTACATCGTTCATCACACAACATCATTCAAGGCTCTTGCCGGTGCTGGTGTTGCAGCAGTAGTACCACTTATCTATCGCTACATTAATCCAAGCGATACATTCCCAGCGCCAAACAAAGCGTTGATTGTTGCAGATACTGCAGTCAAAGAATAATTTAATAACAAAAGTTGCCCCGCTTCGGCGGGGCTTCTTTTTTTATGCCTAAAATTAGTTATGATTTATAACAGACTTATCCTTAAACCCACGGATTAGTAACGGGTTAACTCGGCGCCCAAAAGGCGCCTCGTTTTTGCATCTCGCTTCGCTCGATATTGTACACACATTTCTTCCCCATTAGCAAATTAAGTTCCGCGCTCGGCGTGTCGTGTACACTTGCGGTACTTCGCGCATCTGCTATCCTTAAGCCATGAACATACAACCAACAGTAGGACACCGTAGTTTCTCGGCGTTAACGTCGTGGATGCGATGCGGTAAAGCATATGAATTAGAACGTGTAGTGCAGGCACCTAGCGAGCCAGCCTGGTGGTTTGCCGGAGGTTCTGCCTTTCACTCAGCAGCAGAAAAGTTTCTGCTCAATGAATTTAAGAAGTCTCAGTACGATTCCAAAGTTGTAGAGATTCCATTCTGATGGATGAGATTGCAAACCTTAAACCCACCAGCGGTCAAGAAGCAGATTATCGTAGCCTCGGTCCAATACGTATCTGTCCGTGTGGTTCTGACATCTGGAACGTCAAGTGTAAGTTTGACGATGACTTTGAAATCGGAATGTATTTCACTGATGCCCACTGCGCTTCCTGTGGTAGTGTCGCAACCGTTGTTACAAGTTTAGATAAGGGGTAATTGTGGAATTTCGTGTAAGAGAAAAAGGCAATTGGTGGATTCACGTTGGAATTATGCGTGGCATTGCTCTTGGTTTCTCCATTAGTCGCTGGAGTATTGAACTTGACTTTCTTTGCTTTTACATTGGGTTGGAATTCTAATGGGACAAAAGCGTGCCAAAGTAATTAGCCGTGATGCATTTATGCAGTCATTCGTTGAAGCAGAAGTTATTATGCGTCGCAATCTTGCGACACGCATTCAAGTGTTGATTGACAATGAGACTAATGAGGATGTAAAGTCTGGCCTTGTCAAAGCACAACAAGAAGTATTTGGGAAAGTAGAAACAAATGACGTGGGATAACATATGGGATGAGGCATTCCTTGCAGAGATTGCTGCCATTGAAGAACGCTCTGGAACTAATCCAGTTGACTGGCGTGTAGGTGGACGTGTATCAAAAGCCAATCCAAACAAGGAAGACAAAGCCTGGTGGGATGAGAACGGCAAGCGCATGTTCTTTGACTTCATCAATGCATGGCAATCATCTCAGTTTGAGATATGGGTTTCACCTGGTAATGTTCCTGGTGTAGAAATTGGTTTTGAAAATAAATTTGGTGACGTACAGGTGAAGGCTTATGCCGATGCTATTGTTGTCACACCAGCAGGGGAACTTGCTGTAGTAGATTTCAAGACTGGTTCATACATGCCGGACTCGTCACTTCAACTGGGAGTGTATGCTTCTATGATGGAGATGCAGTTTGGTATACGCCCAAGCAAGGGTTACTATTACAAGGCACGTACTGCTGAGTTCATTGAGTCACCTGGCTTGGACCGTTGGACTATTCCAGTACTAACTGAACTATTTACAAAGTTTGATTTGGCAGTAGCCAATGAAATATTTTTACCAAACATCGGAATGGCATGCTCCACCTGTGGAGTAAAAGAATACTGCTACTCTGTTGGCGGACAGTTGGCACCAATTTTTGACCCACTAGCAAACATAGAGAAAGAAGAAATATAATGGCAACAGAAGGAACCAAGTTCCAGATTAACTATAAGTTATCTGATGGAACACTTATCAACCTATACGCAGCAACTGCTCCAGAACTTGAATCAGGTCTTGCTGACCTAGCAATGAACGCTGCTCTTATCAAGAGCACCGGTGTTGACCTAGGCACAGCATCTGCACAATCAGCAGCACAAGCAACAGTCATTGCTGCATTCCCACAAGCAACACAAACATCTTCAGTAATTCCAGATGGTTCATGTAAGCATGGTTCATTGGTATGGCGTGAGTCCAAGCCAGGCGCTGAGAAGCCATGGAAGGGTTGGTTCTGCCCATCACCAAAGGGCACACCAGACCAATGCGCTCCTAAGTTTATCCGATAGGGTAAACAATGCTGTCACTTAAACAAGCGGCAGCGAAAAGCACACATGATTTTCAAATCCTGCCAGACCTATTCCCATCACTTGCAGCCGATGGGATTAGGTTCCGCAGAGGACAGATGACAATGATTGCCGGTCAACCAAATGCTGGTAAGTCACTCATCGCTCTCTGGATGGCAGTGCAAATGAAAGTGCCAACGCTGTATATCTCCGCAGACACAGACGGTTACACAACCGCACTCCGTGCTGCAGCCATGATTACTGGCCACACTGTTGCTTCAGTTGAAGAAGCATTTATGACAGGTGAAGGCAAGGACTTTTATGTTGAAGAACTCGCAAGCATCAAGCATTTACAGTTTGACTTTGCTCCATCTCCCACACTAGATGAAATTGATTTAGCCATCCGTGCATACGGTGAGTCCTATGGTGAGTATCCCCATATGATTATCGTTGACAACGCAATGAACGTTGTCTCTATGACAGGTGATGAATGGTCTGGCTTAAGAGAGATTGCCAAGGCTATGCATCACATAGCACGTGAGACAGATGCAGCAGTCTTGCTACTGCACCATACATCCGAGGCTGAGGGTAAGCCTGATATGCCACCATCACGTAAGGCTATCCAAGGAAAGATTGCGCAACTACCTGAGATGATTCTTACCGTGGCTCTTGTGCCATGGTCTGGAGAATTCAGAGTTGCAGCAGTTAAGAATCGCTTTGCTAAACATAGTGCAACTGGTGAACACTTCGTTACGCTTTGGTCAGACGCTAGTCGTATGACTATCTATAACGACAAGGTTGCCCATCAGTTTGCAGAGAGTTGGAGAAACGCATGAGCGCAGCAAATAAACGTAAAGGCTCTCTGTTTGAAACATCCATTCTAAAGTTTCTGCGGGGGCGTGGGGTACTCGCGGAGAGGTTAAGACTGGCCGGTAAAGATGACGAAGGAGATATCGTCTGTATCGTTGCTGGCCAGCCTTACATATTTGAACTCAAGGCCACTGCCAAGATGGCACTGCCACAGTTCTGGCGTGAGGCTACCCTAGAGGCAGCAAACTATGCTAAGGCTAGAGGACTAGAGAAGGTTCCACCTGCATACGTTATCGTTAAGCGCAGGAGCGCAGGACTAGAACAGGCTTGGGTTATCCAAGACTTAAACCAATGGCTGAAGGTGCAAGGTGTCTCAGAATAAACCAGATTTGGCAGCGGTACTAGAACACTACGGTGTTGTGGTATTAGATAGGCACGGATGGACGCCATGCAAGTGTGTTATCCATGATGATGGGCACGCAAGTGCGGCGTATAACTTAGACAACCAGGCATACAACTGCTTAGTATGTCAGGTGTTGGGTGATGTATACACATTAGTGCAAGCAAAAGAAGGATTGGAATTCAAAGATGCTAAACGAAAAGCAGAGAACATTGCTAACGGACGCAGCCGAAAGGTACTCCAGCAATCTAACACCACAGGCTCGCTCCTACCTAGAAGGTCGGGGTCTGACAGAGGAAGTAATAAGTACGTTCCTTCTTGGAAGCGTCGTTGACCCAATAGCAGGGCATGAACTTGCAACTGGGATGATAAGCATTCCTTACCGCACACCAGCAGGTGTAGTTGGTATGAAATTTAGGAGGATAGATGATGGCACACCCAAGTATCTTTGGCCAACAGGTCAGAAAGTCGGCCTCTTTAATGTGGTTGATTTGCATGAGACAAGTAATACGATTGCCATTTGCGAGGGAGAGATTGATACGATGGTACTTTCGGGCATGGTGGGTATACCGTCCGTGGGGGTGGCTGGGGTATCGCAATGGAAGCCGTGGTTTCCCAAGTTATTTGAGTCTTATGAAAGAATACTCATCTTTGCTGATAATGACATCAAAGAAGATGGAAGAAACCCAGGGCAAGAGTTGGCTAAGCGCATTAAAGAAGACTTGGACAAAGCGGAAATAGTACACTTACCCGACAATACGGACGTCAATGAGGTATACTTATCCTATGGTACTTCGTGGTTTACGGAACGTATGGCAGCGTAGATGGCACTGTCCGCGTGGCAATCACATATGGTATGGCGTACCCAATGGGGCCAAGTGCCTAGTTTGCAGGTTGGTTAAATGAAACGTCCAACGTCTATCAAAATCTTTGGACAAAAGTATAAGATTAGATACGACTTTGCCGACACTGAAAACTATGGCGAAACTTTTGCAGACACTAACACCATTTCGTTACGTTCTAACATGCCTGAAGATAAACTCATTCGTGTCTTAGGACATGAGATTACCCATGCAATTATCTTTGAAACTCCCATGTCTACACGTAAACGCTTTGACGTTGAAGAAGTATGTGACATCGTTGGCTATCATGTGATTGATACTCTTGCGCAGAATCCAGATATAGTCGCTTATCTCTTCCGAGAAATTGAAGATGAGGTGGAACCCGATGGGGGAATTATCTGATTTTGATTTAGACTTTACCTATGGGCATGAGGGTGAACAGTTAGTTAAAGACATCCTTACTGGTGGTTCAACTGTTGAAGTAAAACGGGATAGGCGTTGGGTTCAAACAGGTAACATTTACATTGAGTCAGCCTTCTATTCACGTTCAACATACAACTGGGTAGAGTCAGGCATCATGGTAACTAAGGCAGATAGGTGGGCCTTTGTACTTGAAGGACTTGTCATCATTGCCACCACTGCAGATATTCGCAAGGCTGTTGATATATATGGTAGACCCATCAGCAATAAGATTGAACCTAATCCAAGCAAAGGATTTCTTATTACAGTTGATGACTTAATGAAAGTACAACGTGGCTAATATTTTTATGTATGGGCCAAAGGATGGTGCCCATGTACCGGAGATACTATGGATACTTCCCGTTGTTGAACTGCAAGAACGTACTAAAAATGGTATATTTATACATGCGTATAGGCTTAACGAAGAAGATGATAACTACTACTACATTGGCGTAACACGCGAAGAAGGAGATGGTAATGAGTGACAGAGGATTTGGAATTAGCGATGAGATTGATTCAGTCCGTTGGGTTGACGGTGTTATCCGTGAACGAAAGTCTAAGTCAACTGGTAGTTCAAGTTCCGCCTTTACCTCCGCCGTCTGGAAGATAATGGATGAGGCTGGCAACCTACTCATTAGCAAGCACCATGACTATGGCCCAAAGAATATTAGTCAATCACCTGGCGGCCCACTCAATGGGTTACGTGTGCGTATGCATGATAAGACTGCACGCATTAACCATTTGATTGACAGTGGCAAGAACCCAGAACATGAAGCATTACGAGATTCATTCATTGACTTACTCAACTACAGCGCCATTGCACTGATGGTGTTAGAAGGAACGTGGCCCAAAGAATGAAATCAATAGTTATCCTCAGTGATTTGCAGTCTCCATACCATGATGTTGGTGCAACGAATGCCATCAAGAAATTCATACGTGCATACCAACCAGATGTAGTTGCAACCTGTGGTGATGAGATTGATTTTCCTCAGATATCACGTTGGGAAGAAGGCGGAGAGGGTGAGTGGCAACGAGACTTAGGTCGTCATCGTGACATCACTGTTCGCTTGCTTGAGGAACTAACTGTTGAACATATGGTTCGTAGTAACCACAGCGATAGACTTTACAATAAGATTAAAGCAAAGGTGCCAGGCTTTCTTGGTTTACCTGAATTGGAGATTGAAAACTTTCTTAAGTTAGATGAGTTAGGTATTGAATACCATCATGGACCATATGAAATTGCTCCAGGTTGGTTGCTTATGCATGGCGATGAGGGTAACGTTCAGCCAACTGCAGGTGCGACGGCGCTTGGATTGGCTAAACGTGCAGGTATGAGCGTAGCCTGCGGGCATACGCATCGCATGGGTTTGACTCATCACACACAAGGCTGGTCGGGCAAGACACGCACAGTGTGGGGCATGGAACTAGGCAACCTCATGGATTACAAGCATGCCAAGTACATAAAGGCCGGTCTATTCACATGGAATAAAGGCTTTGGTATCCTACATGTTGATGGTGACACAGTAATCCCACAACTTGTACCTATCGTAAAGAATTCTTTTGTCGTAGATAATAAAGTCTGGCGCTGGTAGATGACTCAATGGTTTGATGACGCACACCAGATAGCGCATACTGTGGCACGTAAGGTGCACCGTCGCTATCATACATACTTTGATGTTGCTGATGTAAGTCAGGAACTTGTGGTGTGGACTCTCAAACGCCAGGATAAAATTGTTGAATGGTTAGACCACCCATTAGGTTCAGAAGAATATAAGATGGGTGTACGCAAACTAGGTAAGACTCTTACTCGTCATGCTGATAAGTACTGCCGTCGTATCAAGGCTCAGAAGTTAGGCTATGAACTACGCGATGAGCAGTTCTATGACAGCGTAACAGTGGAAGACTTACTACCATATGCACTTAGCGATATCGTTGAGGCGCATAGACCCAACCTTGATAATGAGAAGATTAGTAACCCTGGCAACCCAGCCGAGGGTGGTAACTACATCATCCAACTCTTTGACATACGTCGTGCTTTGGCTAAGTTAAACAAAGATGATAACGATGTTATCCGTGAACGCTTTGTCAATCAGTTATCCTTTAAGGAATTGGCTGACTTCATGGGTGTATCTGAAACAACAGCACATCGTAAGGTAGATGGTGCTATCCGTCGCTTAACTAATGAACTTGGTGGACCTAATCCGTGGGAACGTAAGGAGACAGTCAATGACAATGGTGAGTGAGCACGATAGCCAGTGCCGTAGGGAAGTTCGCTCCACACCAGACAAGGCTTACATGGAGTTGCGCTGGGTGTGTGTAAAAGAATGTCAGTTCTTTCATGCAGTATGAGTACACCTGCAAGGTGTGTAATGGTGAGAAGATAGTTGAACGCTCTATCCATGCAGAAGAAAATATCCCTATGTGTTGCGGTGAATTGACAACTAAGAAATTCTATGCTGCACCTGTTAAGTTCAACACTGGTGGATTTTATAGCACCGGAGGATAAGTTTGTGTAAGGGGAAGACACAAAACAATAAGGCCACCCGTTAAAAGGTGGCCTTTGTTGTCGCTCAAGCGAGATAGGAACCGCGAGCAACAGGTTTATACTACCATAGATGGGTGCCTTAGCAGTGCAACTGCTGCCTTGCTCCCACTATCTACGGCGCATAATCTTTTCTCATAGTCTTTCATTAGTTGAGCACGTGTATTGTATGGACCAATAGCCTGCCATAATTGCAGTGATGGATGGTAGGCAACAGCAACATATTGGTCTCGTGTATTAAGACAGCCCTCTACTAATTCCCATACTGCTTTAGCCAGCCACTCTACTGTTGGTGCCTCATCATCTAGCAG